CTTTGGTAGAATCTCTTGAGGCAGCTGGCGTTTCCTGTTCCAATGCTTCTAAGTATAATTGAGCTTCAGGTAATGTGTAAGTTCCTACTTTTCTGTTTAAGATAAGTTGATAAGCCGCCGCCTGTACACTAGGTGCCGCTGAATTCATCTCATCTAAAAACAATACAATGTTTTTATGTTTTTTAGCCAATGTTGATGTAGGCAATTCCGAAGGTTGTGCCCATACCATATTGTTTTCTTTTGAATTAAAGTATGGAATACCTTTAATATCTGTAGGCTCCCATAAACTTAATCTGATATCAATCACCTTTGCTTCAATGTTTTTAGCAATTTGGTGAACTACTTCAGATTTACCAATACCAGGGCCTCCCCATAAAAATATTGGTCTTTTAATCTTTAGTGCGTGTAATATACTCGCCTTTGCTTTATTAGGCGAAAGTTGTCTAGTTGTAAGTCCAGACTCTTGTGTGCTTTTCTTAGGCATTGTTTTGTACTCCTTAATAAATTGTTGTTATAGTTTAATAATATATTCTAGTACCAAAAAAGTCAACCAGAAAGATTGCTTAAAAACGTCAATGATTATGCGGGTGATTTAGCCTGTGGATAACTATTCCACAGTTTCTATGCGTGAAATTGCCTTATTGAGACCGTATTTTCTAATATCTCCAGAAAATAACATCAGTTCCATAGCCTTCTTTTCGTTGGTTACAATGACACCGTCATCTGCTAGGTAGTATGGACAGTCAATATATTTGTCTAAGAATATAATTGTTTGAGTGGTAAGGTTAAAATCGTTGGGGAAAGGCACATCATAAGTTTGCACCTGTAACTTTTCTTTTACAAATGTTATGCCATCATCAGTAAGTCTTAAACCACCAGTTGCTTTACTTCTACTGTTTTTCCACCACATAGGCATATACTCTTTTAGAGTATTTTCACCAATTGAAATGTTGGCTTGTTTTAGGAATATTTTAGTGTAGGTTTCTTTCCAATTCATTTTTCACTGACAGTTTCACCCTGTGTCAATTTGACCACCGTGAACTCTTCAGTGTTGAATAGTGTATTCAATTTTTTGGCTAGATTGAAGGCGTGTCCAGGGTTTGAAAAACTAACCTTTTTGTATTTAGGTCCTGGGTAGTTATTAAGCAAATTAGCGGACTTAAGGTTAAATGCTTTACCTTGATAAAACACTGCCCATATGCCTTCAGCCGCTAGGATTTGTTCAGACTTGTAGTCTTTCTTGTTTGTGTACTCCAAAAGTACTGTTGGTTTAGGTCTACTCATACGTTTTCTATATATGAGTATTTATCAGTTTTTCGGTTGTATTATAATTTACCGCCGTCTACTTTAACTTCTACAGTATCCTGTTCTGTTGATTTACGGCTCATTAATGCTTCATAATCGCCTGTTAAACGGGCAAGTATTGTGGCAAGTGCATACGTGAGTTGTTTGGCTTGTTGGATAGGAATCCGCACTTCTTTTTGGTTGCTCATATCAGCACCTTTAACTTGCTGTATGAATTGTTGTAAACTGCTGGTGTTAATCGGTTCGTTTGTTTGCATTGGCTAACTCCGTTTTCATTTCCAATATAGTTCTAAAAGGACCTTTAAAAGGATATCTTTCTAGTGTTAATAGTTTAGGGCAATAACTTCTTACCCAACCTTTTTCAAATTTAATAATGTAATATCCTGCACAATATAAACTTTTAGACTTTTTACTCTTATTAAAAAGTGGTAATTTTCTCTTTACGTCGAATACCATATTGAATGGTTTGAACTTACTAGGATAATCATACACATCATTATCAGTATTTTCTTCTTCTATTTCAGGTGCACTTAAAGTTGTACCCCAAAACCAATCTCCTGTAAAACTTTCTTCTAGTTGTGATTGATTATCATACAGTCTAGTTCCTTGTTCACAACTAAACATATAACGTCTATCTTCTTGTTTACAAATAGTGCCTATTTTTTGACCATTTGATTCTAATATCCAGAATCTATTTTCTAATATAGGTTTTGCATATAATTTTAGTTTTGTCATGCTGTTACCTCATTTGGTTTATATTTTGCATTTAATGGCTCTGCGTAACTCTGAGGATAGTCTGCAATCTTTTGCAGGTCCCATTTTGCACAAAATTTAATTAATTTTAATCCTACCTGTTCAATCTGTTTCGTGTTTGCACTACCTATTGTTTCTTTTATAATTGTTTTAATATTTTCTGGCTGTGCAGATAAATCGCATAGGGTTACATTTCTTTGATAATCATCAATTACTCTGTGTTCAAAACCTTCGTGATCTACCCAACGTTGTAACATCATATTGTTCCAACTATAACCTTTAGAATCTCTGTCTGCAAAGGCTTCTTGTAATCCAACCTTAGTCTTTGTTCCTTTTGTACGCACACCTGGATATGCTGAAAACACATTGTCTGAACTATCGCCTCTCATACACTTTTCAAATAAAAGCCATTGTGGGTTTGGAGCAGACTTTTCTTCACCAGTTTTTTTGTCTTTAACTCTATTTCCTTTTGCATCAAAGTAACCTTCATGTGTAATCATCACTTCTTGCACACCATTATATTGTGCAACATTTGGAGCAATCAACTGGGCAAAGTCACCATCTGTGCTTATTATAAAGTGATTATCGTTAGGATGTGCTTGGACCCAACCTGCAATTAAATCATCTGCTTCTAATTGTTCATGTCTCAATACAGTACAATTAGTTTTTTGATCTATAAAGTTTTTGAAGTTATCAAATGTTTCCCAAAACACTTCATCCTCTTCAACCTCTTTTTCTGTTCTAGCATCTCTGGCATTCTTTCTGTTTCTTTTGTAAGGCTCATAGAAGTCTTTACGCCAACTTCTACCTTCCAAACAGAATACAACGTGATCTCCTTTAAAGTCTTGCCATACTTTTCTAATACTATTAAAGGTGATATGCAACGCCATACCTATCTTACTGTCCAAATCGCTTTGTATAGCGAACTTGGATCTAAAGAAAGTATTTGCAGTATCAACTAAAATGTAGTTCATTATTCAATATCTATTCTAACTATGTGTTTTCTTAATTCTTTTACAAAGAACTCCAACTTATCAATCATAGAAATTAAGTCTTTATCTGTAATATATCTACTTCGTTCTTTTAACTTATCATACTCTTTGATTGATATTTGCACCATAGGTGAAAGGTCTCTTCTACCTTCGTTTTCCATAGTAGCATCAAGTCCTCTTTGTTTTTCGTCTGAGTCTGTCATTGTCTTTCCTAACTTATTTCTGATTTGTCTTTGCCCAAATCTTTAACATTAATATATCCAGCACCTCTTGTTGGATCAAGTCCTTCTTCTTTAAGAATGTTACTTGCAATAGTTTTAAACCATGCATCAACAATCTGTTCATTTGTTTCGCCTTTATAGCCTGCATCTAAAAGTTTTTCAATAAATTCATTGTTCCAATCTAGTTCAAAGAATCCATTTCTTATATTGTCTTCATTTATTTTTGTATCTAATACAGCAACCCACGGCTCACCATTTTTAGTTGCTTCTTCTTTTTCTTTCATTAAAGCCTCTAATTTAGCACTTGGAGTTTCTTTAGTTTCTTCTTTATTGAAGATCCCTTTTACTTTTTTAATCACGTCCATTATTTTTTCTCCATTTCATTTTATTAATTTCCTCAAGTCCCCCAGGCGTTTCCGAATATGTCGACATGGAGTCTTGGAGTATATCTCCATCCTCTTGCCATTGCCAATTCTGCGACCTTTTTTGTGTTGAGTTTGTATTCTTCTGATCTTCCTCCCAGTGGCATGATATAAACGGGAACGTCGATTCCCGCTTGATTGTATTCGGCAACTGCCTTAGTAACTTCATCAACATCGGTTGAATCAGCAACCACAAATTTAAAATACATTTTACTGTTAGGAATCCTATAATAAGAAAGAGCAATTTCAGGTTTGATAGCAGTGTGCCAAGGTTCACCTGATACGGAAAGTTTCGGAGAGCAACTCCAAGTGACTTCGAATCTGTTTTGTTTTCTGAGATAGTCCTCAAAATCCTTGTGTAAAGTCTGCGTTGTATTTGTTTCGAAAGTAACATTTTTCAAATCCTTCATTTTAGGATGTTCAAATAAATCTACATAAAACCTCTGCCACCCCAACAAAGGCTCACCTCCAGTAAGTATAAAATGCACATCTTGTCCATTTGACATTGTCCACTTGCCTTCAGGAGTTAATGATAACACATGATCCACCACTTCGTCAATCGTTTTATCCATCATATATTTTTTGAATTCTGGATAGATACTGGCATAAGTGTCGCAACCTGTGTGTATAATTGGCAAGTCTTCAAACTTGTCAACCTTGTCCAAAACACCATCATCTAACAGTGCTTTAACCTCTGGATTGTATTTTATTCCTTGTTTTAACTTCTCTGCTCTATCAGGATGTCTGTCTATTCCAAAGTTCATGCATCTAAAGTTACAACCAAATGTTCGCAAGAACACCGAAGGCACACCTACAAAACGTCCTTCACCTTGTACAGAATAAAATGCTTCACTGTACCTTAATCTTTGATTGTGTAATTTATTGTGCATGGCCCTTCATACTTAAACAGATATCATAAAACTCTTTTTTCAATGGAGCGTG